ATTCGTAGTACTGTCTTGGGTTAAGAACACCAACTCTACCTTCAGTAGAAACTCCTTTCTCATCTAGTGCAGCAGCTGCATCGTAGAAAGCATTTATTAGGAATGTAGAATTGTAAGCGTCAGATGCCTGTGCGTTTGTACCTACACGAATCTGTGTACCACCGGGCTCAACAAAGTTAGCCTTAGTGATTGGGCTAGCTTGTCTAGCTGCCTTAGTGATTGATCTGAAGATCTTTCTGTCATACTTCTCTGCTAGTGCATAGCCGATTTTCTTAGAGATTTCTCCTCTTAGATCATAGTGTGCTAGTGTTTCATCTAGCTCATAAACGAACGCAGAACTGATTAATAGATCGTCGCAAGTTATGGTTTTCTCAGCTACTGGAGGTGCTCCATCAGAGTTACCTAGTATACTGTTTCCGGGTGTATGATACTCGGCTGTTGTTCTACCTGTGAAAATGAACTGAAGTGACTTACCATTCTTTAGGGTTCTCTTCATTATAAGGTCTCTAGCGATTGTATTACGCTGGAATCCTTTGAACATTTCTCCACTAAAAAGCTTTAAGTAAAGGGCTCTTCTATTAGCGGTAGTAGACGCAACACCATTATCAGCACCGGGGCTTGTTAAAGCCGTTGTTAATGTGCTATTCTGTTGTGCCATTATATTGGTTTAAAAAAAGTTTGTATTGCTTAGTACTAATTGTCTCGAGATTGTTGTGGTCTATCCCACCGTCTAGACGGCTGATGGTATCCGGCGTACCGGGCAAAAGCCAAGTGAAAGAGAGTCCGACTCTGAGGTGCTCTCATCCTGTTCTTTCAATATTAAAAGAAAAAGTAATTCTATAACCATCATGCTTTTCCTTAGCTTTTGGAACTAAGTGTTGAGCGTCTGGTGTGAATAATAATAGATCACCTTCTTCAATATTAAAAGCACCTTTAGAATTATTCTGAAAGTAATGATGTTGTGGAGTTAATCCTATATTAGAAATATGAGATGAATAAGTCTCATCACGAGATACGAATAAGACTGGGTGATCTTTATCACTTATCTGTAAATAATAGATTCCACATAAAACAACTGGACCGCCTAAATGATTATGATACTCCTGATACATGTCCCATGTATGTACATTAAACCAAGAGACAAATTGATAATCAAAAGGAGGGTAATTAAACTCATCCAACCAAGAATGTATATGAGGAATCAAATCTCTATGGATAATACCCATATCTGTCTGTCCACTTTCTTGCCATGTATTGCAGAGATCTGCCCAATGAGCTTTTTGATTTGGATTATCTTTAAATTGTTCAATAAGTTTAGGAATATAAGTATCTTTATGTGTTTGATAATTCTCTAACTTATGTTTATAAATTACGTTAGGAAATAGGGTGATTATTTCTGCCATAAAAAAAAGATAATTGATTTGGAGAAGAGCTTTGACGTGTCTCTTCTCTCATATGGTATAGAACGTGTGACCATTCTATACAACAAAAAAGGACAAGGAGTCCGAAGACCCCTGCCCATAATGAATTAATTTTCACTTAACAAATTTTGTGTAAGCAATGCCACGATATACGTAAGTTACTTGCATAGTAATCTCCATATACCACAACCCCGTTCCATGCTGTGGTGTTCATGCGTCCAGTTAAGGATGAACGGACGTGCTTGCTATTCTCCTGTAAGAGCTTCTTCTAGCGATTCAAACTCTTTCTCTTCAGTTTTGTTTTCAGGTTGCTTTGCTTCTGGTTCAGGTGAATAGCTAGTAACAGAAGCTTTAGCTATTGATGATTGATGTGACATTATCCTAATACGGGTGCTGATAATACTTCACCAGCTAAGTCTAGTGGGAAGTTGTGAGCGTTACGTTCGTGCATAACCTCAAAGCCTAAGTTCTGTCTGTTAACTATGTCAGCCCATGTAGGGATAACTTTTCCATTAGCATCAACAACGGACTGGTTAAAGTTAAAACCATTGAGGTTGAAAGCCATGGTACAGACTCCCATAGAGGTAAGCCATATGCCAACCACGGGCCAAGTAGCCAGAAAGAAATGTAAGCTGCGACTATTGTTAAAAGAAGCATATTGAAATATTAATCTACCGAAGTAGCCATGAGCTGCAACGATGTTATAGGTTTCATTTTCTTGACCAAACTTGTAGCCATAGTTCTGCGATACATCATCAGTTGTTTCCTTGATAATTGAGGAAGTAACAAGACTTCCGTGCATAGCAGCGAAAAGAGCTCCACCGAATACCCCAGCAACACCGAGCATATGGAACGGGTGCATAAGGATATTGTGTTCTGCTTGGAATACGAACATGAAGTTAAAAGTACCAGAAATACCAAGAGGCATACCATCACTGAAACTCCCCTGTCCAAAAGGGTAGACTAAGAAGACAGCTAGTGCTGCTGAGAGAGGAGCTGTGTATGCCACAAATATCCACGGTCTCATTCCGAGTCTGTAAGATAGTTCCCATTGTCTCCCTGCATAGGCTGCGACACCTATCAAAAAATGAAAGACAACAAGTTGATATGGTCCACCATTATATAGCCATTCGTCTAGGCTACCGGCTTCCCATATAGGGTAGAAGTGTAGTCCGATTGCATTCGAGCTTGGAACCACAGCTCCTGATATAATATTGTTCCCATATAATAAGGAGCCGGAAACAGGCTCACGTATGCCATCTATATCTACAGGCGGTGCTGCGATAAAGGCAAGTATAAAGCAAGTGGTGGCAGTTAATAGACAGGGTATCATAAGCACACCAAACCACCCCACATAGAGGCGGTTGTTAGTGCTAGTTACCCACTCACAAAAACTGTCCCAGTTGCTGGTTGGTTTAGTAAGTTGTATGGTTGCCATTTATTAGAAAGTAAATTTAGTTCCTAATTTTGTTCCCCAGTTATTGTCAGCATCTTCTACTTGTGCGAAAGATAGCTCACCATAAATATCTAACTTACTTGTTACAGGTAGTTTAGCTCCTGTTTTACCAGACCAGTTAGAGTCTGACTTAGCACCATCAGCAGCGTTAAGAGTCTTACCACCTTGGATGTACCAAGCTAGATCTTTAACTTTGCTTTCATAACCTACGTGTAGGTCTGTTGATCTTGATGTATAATCAGTACCAGTAAATTTAGATCTAGTCTCTACGTTAACGTAAGGACGTGCTAGTACTGGTGATGTTAAAGTAGCTGCTACTGCAACTAAGATAAAATTTTTCATTAAAAAATTCCGGGTATAATTTGACCTGTAAATATATAAGCACCTAGTGCTGCGGAGAATCCTAGCATAGCTAGACGTCCGTTTAATTCCTCAGCGATGTGCCACTGATCATTGTTATGGTTATGATTTGTCATAATTCTTGGGGGTGTTTCTGTTGGAAAGATATTTTGTTTACCGTATTCGGTAGTAATCATGAGTTCGGTTTGGGTAGTATACATATAGGCGAGGACGATACGATTCGGGTCGCCGCTATTACTCTACTCCATTCTTCCAATTTTCAAAATTCCAATGTTCCCATTGTCCATATTCTTCATCCAATTTTCCATTTGCGACATCGTAAAATCCCTGATCTGGATTAAATGGAAGTGACTTTGCATACTCCCAGAATGGTGTATCATATTTAGATCCAAATTGATAATGCCAAAGAATAAAATTCTGTATCTTTACCATTTCATTCTTTATATTTTGATTACATATATTAAATGGAATGTTTTTAAATATCCCATCCCAAGCATACCTGCATAACCTATGATATAAACAGAGTGCTGTCGCTTCAAGTGGTTCGATAAATCCGTACATGTTTCCTTGCAAGATTGTTCTATCTCCTACAAGAAAATTCTTTGCTACATAGCTACTGAAATATAGCTCATCATCTATACTATCTAATTCAAATCTATCTAAGAAATCTTTAGAAGCATCTTCTTTTGTTGTAATTACTTGATTATATAAGTACCCATAAGATACACTGTCTTGATTCGGAATTACAAACGTCCATCCATTAGGTGTAGCAACACTTCTGGTATAAATTAAATCAGGATCTCTGTATCTTTTTTTCGATAACAATACTGAATTAAGTGGATTAATTAATTGTTCATAATTATCCAGATTCCTATTATTCCTACCTCGGCAATCAAATATTATAGGTGAATCAATTTCTTTTTCTGGGTTTGTAATAACTTTTTCTGACACTTTAAACAGGCCAGAAGTCAGAACAACTTCAGATAATTTCTTAGGAACAAAATGTATTCCCATATCATTCCACTTAAATGGGTGAAAGATTTTATCTTGCTTCTTACCCCAGCCTTCATAAAGTATTCCACTCTTAAAAGTTGCACCTATTGAATTGTTATACCAATTTATATTTAATGCGTCAGCAATTAATTCAGAGGGAGGAAGGGTAGTACCTTGACCTACTTTCTCGATAGGATAATGTTTTGGACTATGATATATTTCTATCTCAAATTTATCTAAGTAACCAGACTGTTTAAGATGATAGTAATAATGTAATGCAGTTAGACATCCTGCATTACCAGCACCTATGATGGCAATTTTATAAATCACTGATTACTTTTTCTTCTTCCTCTTTTTATTATGCTCTTCAATCATTCGTTTATAGTTCTCTCTATACCATGCAGGCATATCACCATAACCAAAATTGTCATGAGTTTTTATACCGGGTTTCTTACCGGCAGCGTCTTCTGTATTCTGTTCATCAAAAGAGTGTGTATCGTAGTGACTTGGCATTATGCTGTACCTATTTTTAATTTAGATCTTTTCTTTTTAGGTGCTTCAGCTTTCGGGATAATGTCACCATGTAAACCTCTGTCATAACCATTTGGAGTACCTACTTTAATTAATGTACCGCCAACATTTCTGTAAACATTACCAATCTTATCTACAAATAAACCTTTCTCTGTAGGAAAGCCTGATATGTCTGCAATCTTAAGATCGTTACGCATTTGCTGAAGTCCTTGGGTCGTGTTTAAACTTATTCTTTTCTTTTGCTAATTTAGGTTTATCGGTGGGCTTACCATAATCAGGATGGTCAGGATGCGAGGGACCCCACGGTCTGTAAGGTGCATCCTCTCTATTTGGCTCTCTTCCGGGCATTACTTAGCTCCTCTTTTCTTTAGTACTCGCTGCCCTTCACGCTTTTTGATTGGTTTAGACGGCTTGTCTGGTTTAGATGGTTTAGATGGTTTAGATGATTTAGCCATAATTAAAAGTTTAGATTGTCTGATCGTTCTAATTTTTGGATAATGTCTTGCCTGTAGGCAGGGTCTCTATCATACCTCTTGTCACTCATTGCTCGGACGAGCTCCGCTTGACTACGGAATATATCTGTATTATTTTGTGGTGGTTTACCTTGTACCATCTTACCTTCAAATCCTACTGCATTGTGATATTCAGATTTTAAACCTGTTACTGCTAATTTAATAGCATCTATACTACCTGATGCAATAATATCATCAAAGGCTTTTATAGAATTACCATCTAAATTCTTTCCTGCCCACTGTACCAAGTCTGAATAAGCTTGATCTCCTCCAGCAAAGCTTTTGATTTCATTTATCTGTGAGTCTGTTACGTCATCTACTTGTGTTGGTGGTTTAGCAGACCACTCAGGACTCTTTGTTACTTCTAGATAAGCATTAACTAAATCCTCACTAGACATGCCTTTGAATTTCTCGACAGTTTCTGGTGATAGTTTACCATCATTTGAGTAATACTCATCTGATGCTGACGTTATTAAAGAAGCTTTGTCAGATAATTGAGTAGGTTCAGGTTCTGATTCAGGTTCTGAATCTGACTCAACCTTTTCAGTTGGTTCAGATTCTTGTTGACCTAACTTACTTTCTAATTCTTTATATGCTTTTTCTAATTCTTCAGCTGACTTATACTTACCAGCAAGTAACTGATCTTGTTGTTCTGATATTTCCTCACCGACTTTCAGAGAATCCTGTTCATCTGGTGTAAGTTCATCAGGTAAAGTTTCTGTCTGTGCTGTTGTATCAACTGTAAAGGTTTGTGTTTCTCCTGTTGCCATTCTATTCTTCTGGTGGTGTTTGTTCTTGTCCTCCAGTTAAGCCTTCAATAGCTGATGATGCTTGCTCTGCTATCTGTGGATTCTTTGACGGATCCATAAGTGGAGTGCCTGCAAGCTGTCCAGTTTGATCTACAAGTGATTGTTGTGCTTGTAAATTCATAGCTTTATCCTGCTCTTGTTGTAGCTCTTCTGGGGTTCTAATTAGATTGAGAATATCTATACCTTGTGCTGCTGCTAATCTTTGTATAGCTTCAGATGGGTTTATAAATCTAACGAGAGCTTCTGGTCCTAAAGTCTGTGCTACTGTGCCCATAAATCTAGTTAAAGCTTCGTTATCTTGTCCTCTTCCTAATGAGTTTATACCGGCTACTATCTTAGGTCTAACGACATCTTTAGGTAGCTTAGGTATTTGATTAGATCTCTGTAATATTAACAAAGTTCTATTGAGGTAGGGTACTAAGAACTCTACCGTTAATAAGCTAAACAGTCCACCAAGGGATTGCTCTAGCTCTAGCTGAGTAAGGCGTACCTCTTCAGCTGTAACTCTCTCCGCATTTCTTACATTCATAACTAAGAAAGCTTCGAGTATTCTCTTCTCTATTTGTTGTGCGAGCTGTGCTGCTGTAGCAAAGTCTGCTGTCTTACCGACTTGGACGACTCCTACATCTTCTGGTCTTCCCTGTATAATGGCTCCGTTACCAGCCTTGGATAAGGTCTGTGGTTTGGTTGTTGAGGAGGGTGATACAAGAAAAATAACTTTACTTGCTACACTTGCTCCTTCTACTAAAGCTTGAGATAATCCATTAAGACTTCTTAAGTCTCCAACAAATTCCTCAACTCTACCTCTTCCGTAATCCTCTCCATCTACTGTATTAAATCGAAGCACTAACCATGGTGAAGCGTTTTTAGGAGCTGTACTACGGCTACCCTCGAGCATGACATCGTCTACTTCTTGGTACCATATCCAACGTCCACTACTTTCATCCAATTTAACACAGGTGTATACCTCAGCGTCGTCTTCATGTGGTTCGTCTGATGAACCTGTAGGTTTTTCTATACCTAATAATTTGCGACTAATTAATTCTTTAGTCACGATCTCGATAACATTACCGTTACCATCTCTGTTTACTACATATCTTTGTAAAGGATAATGCTTTAAGCCATCCTTACCCATAAAGATAAGTGCGTTACCAGATACAATAAGATGTTTTAATGCTTGGTGGACAACTACTCTATCATTAGATGCAGCTATGAAATCCATTATCAATCTCTCTATCTTTGAGAATGATAAGTCTAACTCGGTACGCATCTGCGGATCTAGTGTTTCTCCAAGTTTATCGTCTCTTACTTGTAATTTAAAAAAGCTAGTCTGTGGTGGTAAAGTAGCTAGCATAAGCTTCGCTGCTAGGGTAACTACTGCTTTAGCTCCGACTGATTGCCATGGTTGTAGCAGATTTCGTTTGCCTTTGTAGTTATCATCCCTTGTAACCAGATAAGGTAGGGTAAGTTCAGAGCATTCAACTGCCATATCTAGAAACTGAGTTCTACTAGATGATAGTTGATCGTATCTTTCCCTTGCCCTATACATTCATCCCTCCAGTATTTGCACCTGTTGGTGTACCTCCTGTATTTACAGGAATCTTAAGAGCATCAGTACCTGTCTTCTGTCCGGCTCCTTTTGTTTTAGCTTTAGCTGTTGTACCATATTCAATACCAGCTACTTCGTCTGGATCTTGTAATTCTTTCTTCCTAGGCAGTCTTCCTTCTTGTACTAAATCAGGCTGCCTTGGTTGTATAGGAGCTGGTATAGGCATGGATGACCCACCGCCGCCTCTAAATAGACACATTGTTTTCTTCTAAAATAGTTTTGACATATTGTACCACGTCTTGTTGTCCAGAGCGATACATAATGGAGGCTATATCCTCCTTGGGGTGGATGGGGTGCCAAGCGAACTTGGTTTCCAGATCCTCTACTAATTTCTCTAGTTTATCTGAATAGAAATTAAGCGTATTGAGGGAGGTTGGTGTTTGCATGTTCAAAAAATGCTGGCATACGAGCTGCTTTAGTGTCAGAAAATTGGGGAGCTTTTCCCTCATACATTAACCGATCGCTCGCATCCAGCCAAAATTTTTTGTCCAAATATTTATCGGTTGTATTTTCTTTTAAGGGTTGTAGTACCCATTGTATAGTTGCTTTCCGAAGTTTATCCAAAGAATTACTAGGAACAAGACCCAACTCAGCACATACAAGGCTATTCGTTGCCACGTGGATTTGTTCATCTCTGGAAATATCAGCTGATACTGTTCTAAGAGCAGCATCACCAAGAAAGCGAAACATAGGTAGTAGAACAAAGAATATAGCTCGCTCTGCAACGAGTGCTTTTGTGATAGTATGATCAGGGTGTGTAATCCAAGCATCTCTTAACCTCAAGGCTTCGAGTTCGGCTTGAGGATCTGCACCGTGGGCGTCAACAATGTAGCCAAGTGCGAGATCATGCTTGATCTCATCTTTAACGTTCGATTCAAGAAGTGTCCTCGCTGCTGACGGTACGGTCCTTTCCAAGCCTTGAGAAATAAATTCTCCAACTGGTAGCTCCATATGACGTATTGCGAGAGCACGCTTGATGGTTTCTTCAGCACCTTCTTTTATCTCCCCTTTCGTAGGTTGGACTGGTGTCCATGTTCTTTTTCTTTCTAGTAGTTGTGTGTAAGGATGTTTTCTCATTTTATCTAAATTGTGGTCCGTTCATCCAAGCGACGAGACTTAATCGTCTGCCAGAAGTGACTGGTTTTACACGATGTACAACCCAAGATGGGAACACAACAACTGTTCCCGTTTGTAGTTCTATAGTCATCTCTTCTTGAGTAATATTATTATAAAATTGAAACTCACCACCTTCAAATTTGTCATCTAGTAGTAATGACATAGATAACTTTCGTGGTAGCTTACCTTTATCTAGTTGTCCTAAATCTACATGCCAATCATACTTTGCATCTTTGTCATATCTAGTCAACTGAATAGGTGAATCAAAATAAGAAAGATCGTATTGAAAAAATTGGTTGGCGTTAATGAAGATGTTGTGTATTATCCCACTAATCCAGTGATGACATGGTATCCAACTTTGAGTAGAGGTTCTTATAGGATCTTTTCCTCGATAAGTATGACTCTCTTCAAATTGTCTTTTTTCACTAGCGTCAACTATTTCATCAAGTAATTTCTTAGGTATTTCTGGATCAATTTCTAAACATATTTTATCGGTAAAACTTAATCTATTGTTGGCAGTCACAGGCGATATCGTTTGGTTTATTATTCATTATTTGTGCTAAGTAATCTTCAACAGAGGCGTCTTCTAATGCTGCATAAGCATCAGTCTTATCCTGTGTATCTCCCATTACTTGTAAGCTGTAGTACAAAGAGGTTTGTGGACTTGATAACCACTCCTCTATAAATGCTTCATCATATGTTACAACATCACTCCAAGAGTTGAAGCTGTATCCATGAAGCAATCCTGTCCTATCGAGCATCGTCATGATTTCGTCTGCTACACGCTTGTATGCGTCCCATCCTACTTCACTTGCTATCTCAACGTTACCGTAGTCTACTCTTTCTACTCCAAATGTTCCAGAGTCTCTGTCTACGGATCTAGCTATTGGTGGTGCTATCTCGGGTGTGCATGTAAAGCCGTCTAGGTCTTTACTGCGATAGCTGCAACTGGCAGTGGGTGCAATAGCGAACGCCCTTACCATATTATTTTTATGTGCTATTTGCGAAGCTTCAAAAATCGCCCTATCCAACGCAGCGGCTGCCATGCCTGCTTCATTGGAGGCGGAGTGACCAAGGTTAATGAGCCTAAGTGCTTCTCCAAAGTCTTTGTAGGTGATGTTGTATCTTCTGAGGAAGTTGGATAAACCGAGCACTCCGAGCCCGACTTGCCTATCTTCACTCGGGGAAAGGTATTCTCCAGACCCTCCAACACCTGTTCTGCCATGAAGATCGCACAACTGGGACATGCCAGATACGAAAGCTTCTTGTAAGTTGCCGAGTGTACAGGCACCGAGATTGACATGCTGTAACAAGCAAGTTCCTCGTGAGGGCAAGTATACTTCAAGACAGACGTTTCCATAGATACGCTCCCCGGTCTCTGTGTATTTGATTTTGTTGAGCCATATGTCTCCTGATTTAATTCCATATATTAGTGCATCTTTTGTATCTTGATCTGCTGCTTCCCACATTTCATCAGTGATGTCTACACATCTCTTGACCCATGGTAGCTCAGATCTAGGTGCTATCATAAAGTCTACCACATCTTCGTGTGATAGATCTAGGTGCAGTACGATTGCACCATTTTTGTAAGCTCCACCTCTTCTTAAAGTTTCATTAAGTACAGAGTATATTTTACCGAAGCTTACAGGACCAGTAGCTATTAGTCCTTTGTCGTTTGTATGTCCTGCTGGTCTAAGCTTAGACAGGTGGATAGCACAGCCTGCACCATAACGTAGTGCATGACTAGCAAACCTCCAGCTCGCTTCTATACCATTAGCACCTTCCATAGTATCTTCAACTACGAAGGTGGTGCATGACACAGGTAGTCGGGATTCTGGGTTATCCAACCAAGATTGGACCCGACCAGTGCGGGAGATTAGTTGTGACATTTTAAATAATAATACTATTTTCCATAAAGTTCTTCAGAGCATTGCCTAATGCAAAGTTCTGACGTTGTAAAGCAAGGAAGACTGTAATAACATCTTCCTTCTTGTCATAATGTTGACGTAAATTATCTTCAATAACTCTCATCTTGAAGTCCTGCTCCATCGTTAATGGTATAGGAAGCTTCGGGCGTCCAGAGTTTGGGTTCATTTTTTTCGGTATCATAGTCCTCGATTGTAAGTATTCGGGCTAACCTTGCATTGAGTAAAGCATCTTCTTCAGTCAATCCTTTATCTTCAAATGCTTTTACAACTGTAGCCCATCTGTAACCTTCTTTATTGAACAGAGTCTCCGCTCTCTTTACACCAATACCGGGCACTCCACTGTAGCCATCTGTTTGATCGCCTGCTAGTGTCTGTATTAGATGCCATTTAGCACCTTCTTCTGGTGTAATAGTGACAGTATCATCAAGGTTGTATAGTTTCCCGGGTATCTGTCTCATATCCTTATCAGGGGAGACAATAACATTACCGGGATGTTTGGTAGCATAGATACCCATAGTATCATCTGCTTCGAGTTCGCTCATACTAATTACGTTATATTCTATACGTAAGTTATTTATGACACGTTTATATCCGCAGGGCTTCTTTCTATTTCGATGACCCTTGTAATCTGGGGAAATTTTTTTCCT